AATGGGTAAATACTTTAATAGATTCCCACTTGTAGACTATAATGGCGTACCTGCCAAGAATATTATGGCGCGCGTTGACTTTACGGATCAGACAAAGAAAGACATCTATGTCAACTTTGATTATGTTCTTCAGGAAGGTACGACGAGACCGGATATTTTATCATTTAACTATTATAACTCTTCGCAGTATGACTGGTTAGTCTATATGGCCAATGAGATCGTTGATCCATACCACGACTACTATAAGTCACAGGATGACTTCAAGAAGTATATTGTCGGAAAGTATGGATCAGCAGAAATAGCCAGAAGTAAGATTATGTTTTACAGAAACGATTGGGCTCCTGATGAGAGTCTAATCTCTGAAACAGTATACGAGAATCTTGCTTCTAATATCAAGAAGTATTGGAAACCAAAACTAAACAATACCTTCCAGATCGTTGGTTACGAGCGTGTCAAGGAAGATTGGATAGTCTCTACGAATCGTATTGTTCAACTAACAGTAACAGCTGATATCTCGTCATTTAACATTGGTGATATTGTTAGCCAACCATCTACCAATGCAACAGGTGTTCTCGTATCAAAAGATACAGATGCCGGCATATTGATTGTACAGCATGTAGAAGGTGCATTTGAAGTCTCTGTAGCAGATAAGATCTCTGTAGTTACGGTGTTAAATGAAAACATTACAGCAGGCGAAAATGATTTCTGGGCACCCGTATCTGCATACGACTACGAAGAAGAACAGAACGAATTAAAGAAGTACATCACTATGGTCAAGTCTGGTTATGTACCAGATATCGAAAAATCATTTATTGAGCAACTTAAACAATGATAGCAACACAATTTCGTGAAGGCAAATTTAAGCTTATTACGTTTGAGATGAGTGTTCCTGGTGGAAGACGTCTCGGGCTAACACCGTACTGTGCAAGAGCCGATATATACGAGAGCGTACTTGAGCCAACCACAATTGCAGAGTTTGTCATCTCTGATAAGGTCGGTATATTCGACCACTTTAACTTCCTTGAACAAAGCATCGACATTGAATTCAATACATACGAAGACAATGCAGAGGCATCTGTAAAGTACACCTTTTACCCTATTATCGTCGACCCAGCAAATGCTACACCAGATGATAAGGGGCTCGTCTATAAAATCACATGTGTTTCTAAGGAGGCACTTAAGTCATCAGAGATCAAGAATCTTTCCCTTGTAAAGGAGAAGATCGATTGCGAGACGATGATCGGTGCGCTATTAAGACTTGTAGAATCAAAGAAGAACTTCTTCCCAGAAAAGACACAAGGTCTTCATGGATTCAACTTTACCGTAGTCAATCCATTTACAGCCATAGATGAGGTCAGACTGAAGGCTATATCAGCCGAATATAATGGCCATTGTTTCCTATTCTATGAAAACAGTAAAGGCTATCACTTCAAGTCTTTCGAAGGACTTATCAAGGACGGTCTTACAAAGATCGGTGATAAGTATTTTACTCAGGCTGCTGTTGCAGATGTCAGTAATGCCGGCACGAAATGGAGAAACATCTTAGCATTTAAATCTATTCAGACCGGCAATGCAAACGTCACACGTGCACTCGGTGCTGGTAAGATCTCTGTAAAAAAGCTTGATATAATTACGCAAGAGCTTACACCTATCGATGTAGATCCAAAACGATTAAATTTTGTCCAATTAAACAAGGGTTCCGAATCATCTTCGGCTGCCGCACAAAATGAGTTGGCAAAAAATGAAGGTAAAATATTCATAGTTCGTTATGATCCGATGACTGAAACATCAGAGTCAGCATATGCCGCTGCTATCAGACCATACTATCTATCATTCCTGTTTAATACCATTGCGCACATTACTATCTATGGCGATACGACTATAACTATCGGTGATGTAATTACTGCAAAGATTCCGGAGTTTAATGCCTTGACGCTTGGTGAAGATAGGCCGAATGTTGATACGAATGCCATGTTGGCCGGTAACTATCTGGTAACTAAATGCCGCCATACGTTAACGTTTGGTGAAGGCGCTGAGTATATGCAGGGATTGGAGATCGTTAAGGATGGTTATGGTGGAGCTGCACCAAAAGCCGAGACTCTCGTATAAAGGAATTATGAATGGATATTGAACGCTGGTTTCAAGGTGAAGTTGTTGACATTGACGATCCGCTAAAGATGGGTCGTGTCAAGGTAAAGGAACTTATCGGGCACTCTCTAGAATCTAATGCCAACTTATTCTGGTGTCATGTTTCTATGCCTACAACTGGCGCAAATGCTAAGGGAATAGGAACATCGGCAGTCGGTTTAAGTATAGACTCAAAGGTATTTGGATTCCGTGTCGACTCAAAACTATCGTACATCATTGGTAGTTTCCCGTATGCAGTAGATGATAGCAACCACTCAGTCTCGAGTTACGCTCGTGGCAATGGACCCGTGCAAAAAGAATATGTTGATGAATTATATGAAAAGAAAAGTGAATACGCTGCCAAGTATCCTTACAATAAGACGATTACTACAGAGTCGGGTCACGTTTTAGAACTTGATGATACGCCAAGAGCAGAGCGCATTCATATTTACCACAAATCTGGTTCATATGTAGAGATCTTTCCGGACGGAACTATCATCACAAAATCAATGAAAGACTCGGCGAGTGTGACTATGAATGACCATTCGATTAGTGTTATTAAGGGGGACTTGCAAATAGTTTCAGTTGAAGGTAAAATTGAAATTGCTTGTAATAAAGATATTAATATAAAATCGGCAAATGGCGTCGTTAATATTCAAGGCGCCATAATCGGGCTTAATGGATGACGATTACTATCGAGCTTCCAAAGATTCCAAAGCTGGAATGTCCGGCTGACGGTAAGATTGGAAAGAAAGAATTAGACGCTTATTTTAAAAACATTGGCAGAACAATGGGCAGACTTAACCTATCTGCACCAAATTTAGATTTAGATGATGAATGCTCACTTGCTCTGATCGCTGCTGCTGTTGCAATTGAACAAGTAATGAAGCCAATTGAAGGTGTTACGACTGATCCGTTTCAAACATTGAAGTCAAAAGAACTTGAATACCGATATAGAGCACGTGAACTATTCAAGGACATCGAGGAATATTTTAAAAAGAGTATTGTTGAGATCCTTTTGGATGTTGCCAAACTTCTTGGTGTTCCGAATCCGTTTATTGTTCCAATCCCCTTTCTTGGAACTGCAACACTAATAGATGCTAATGGTGATCCATATAAGTATGATCCGTTAATTATTGATATGTTCACGAAAGATGGCCAAAGAAAGATAAAGGCTGCTCTTAAAGAAGATCTTGAAGAAGTAAAGAAGTTCCTTGGTATTGAATCTACGTTTGATGGCAGTCTTGGAATTAAGTCTCCTGATCTTGAGGCCGAAGAGGTTTGGCATAAAGTAAAGAACTGGTTCAATAAGCTTATTAATGATTTTATTGGTGCGGTTGCCGAGGCTATAGCCAAAGTAGTAAAAAACATTCCGATTATCGGTAAGCCGATCTATGATCTGATCACCGCTGCCGTAGATCCTACAATCACCGTCGAACAGGCGTTCGATAAGATGGTTGCTGAATATAAAGCCAAGATTAAGAAGGCAAAAGAAGATGTCTTATCTGGCAAAGCAGCTGAGGATCTTGGTGAGAAACTACTTGATGAGGTGATTGAAAAGATCCTAGCAATTCGTATTCCACTTATTGGAACCGTTGGCGATCTTATTGATGTTGATAGAAACAAGAGAGATATCGTCATGAAGGAAGACATCTTTCATGAACTGGAAGATGCTGTTAAGGAGTTTATTGAAAAGGCTCGTCGTTTCTTTAAGGGCGGTTTGATTGTAAAGATCAACGAGATCCTTGAAAAAGCTCCTGCCGCAATTTTAAATCAGTTCCCTATTGTCGGTAAGATCTTCAAGATCATTAAGAAGGTTGCAGATATTCTTTCAGGTAAGAATCCTTTAACCGAATGTGAAGTACTTCGAATCATTTTCCCGGTAGTATTTAGTTTTGGTTCTTTAATTGAGAATCTGTTACCAGACTGTATAGAAGTCGTATACGTCGAATAAATAAAAGAAAAAGAGTTTTAGATGGTAGACGTCACCAGAATTGATAAGATTACTAGAACTAATGTAGCTTCTGAGAAGAAGCCCTATTATAGTGACTTTTATACGAATTTTAATTCTCATCCACAGAACAAACGGCTGGCCAAGTATACCAATGAGGAATCGGTCAAGCGTTCTGTTCGTAATCTGATTCTTACCGAGAAGTATGACAGGCCATTTCAGCCGGAGATTGGCAGCAGGATTAACAGTCTGTTATTTGAAAACATGTCTGATATGATTTCAGATCAACTGAAGAAGACTATAGCTGAAACTGTCGAGGCTTATGAACCACGTGCACGGATCATAGATATTGTAGTACAAGCAAACGAGCCAAGACACGCGTATGATGTATACATCTATTTTGAAGTAATAAATAGTGTTAATCCTGTTACACTCAATTTAACCCTTTATAGAGTACGATAATGGCTACAAATTCAAGTATAGCTCTAACACAACTCGACTTTGACTCGTTCAAGGCATCATTAAAGTCTTATCTTACCGAGCAGGAAGAGTTCCAGGACTACGATTTTGAAGGCAGTAACCTATCAGTTTTGTTAGACATTTTGGCATACAATACGTATCAAAATGCTTTTTATATGAACATGGTCAGCAACGAAATGTTCCTAGATTCTGCAAAGCTTCGTGATAGTGTTATCTCTCATGCTAAAGAACTGAATTATCTTCCTAGGTCGTTCACATCGGCTAGAGCTAATATTAGACTAACAATCACTCCTACAGATGCGAATAAGAATTCAATCGTTGTGCCAAAAGGCACTGGCTTTATCTCACGAGTTGATGATTACTCATATACATTTACAACACGTGAAAACGTTGTAATCACTAATAAAGTTGGAGGATCGTTTGTCAGCGATTCTATTACTATTTACGAAGGCAACTATCTAAGCGATACGTACGCAGTTAACTATAGCAATCCACTAGTCTTTAAGATTAATAACAAAAATGTGGATGCATCCAGTATTGCTGTTAGTGTACTTGAAGATAACGGTTCAGTTGTCTTAGAATATTCTAGAGCAACTTCAATGTTCGGGCATGATGAAACATCTAACGTGTTTTTCTTACAACCGGGCATTGGTGATTTATACGAAATAGTATTTGGTGATGGCGTTGTAGGAAGAAAGCCAAAAAACAATTCAATTGTTATTATTGAATATCGTACATCAAACGGCGAACTTCCTAACGGGGCTTTCCAGTTTATCAACGCCGGTCGTATTGATAACGAATCTAATGTTGCTATTACTACACTCAGTGCAGCGGCTGATGGTGCAGTTGCAGAAGATCTTAACTCAATTAAGTTTAATGCTCCACGTGCCTTCACCACACAGGAACGTGCTGTTACAGCTGAAGATTATGAGAATCTATTAAAAGCTAACTATCCAGAAATCAACGCAGTAACTGCATATGGCGGTGAGGATGCAACTCCTCCACAATATGGCCGTATCTTTGTTTCTGTTGATCTGACAGAAGTCGACGGCCTTCCAAAGATTAAAGAAGATGAATACAGAAGATTCTTGCGCTCACGTGCATCTGTTGCAATGGAACCAATTTTTATCAGCCCAGATTACACATATCTCAATATCTCCGGTGCTGTTAAGTATAATATCAACCGTACAGGTTTGAATCCAGAAGATATTCGTACATATGTAATTGATACCATTTTAAACTATGCATCTACGAGCCTAAATAGCTTTACAAAAACATTTAGATATTCTAAACTTGTTCAGGCAATTGACTCAACAGATGCTAGCATTGTTAGTAACGAAATTGATATCAATCTTGTAAAGTATATTACGCCCAATCTTAATGTACCATTCAATCTTACTGTTGATTTTAAATCCCCGCTAACAGATAAGATTCCGTTGCTTGGTGATGAACATCCTATTGTTGATGTTCATGCAATCACATCAACACCATTCACATATACTGGAATACAAAATTGTGTTCTAGAAGATAATGGTGATGGTGTTATGAGAATTGTAACACCATCTGGTGCCAATCATAAAAAGATCGTAGATATCGGAACAGTTGATTATGACAATGGAGTAGTTAGACTTAACAATCTAATTATTCAAAATTATACTGGTACATCATTGAAAATTTATGCGGTTCCAAGAACACGTGATGTTACAGCTATTCAGAACGTGATATTAAATATCATCGAACCTGACATCAATATCACAATCGAGCAGATTAGAGAATAATGAAGAATATAGAATCACTCATTTCTCCTCTTATAGAGAATCAATTTCCTTCTTTTTATAAGGAAGAGGGGCCACAGTTTATTGCCTTCGTTAAGGCGTATTACGAGTGGCTAGAAAATACAGGTTCTTATGCGGCTGCCAATGGTGATATAGTAACACCTTATATTGACTCGAATGCAGTCATTTCATATACATCAAATAGTACCAACAAAGCCGTCGGCCCGGGTATTATAAACACTACGCGCAAACTGCCACAATACAGGGATATCGATACTACACTAGATGAGTTTATCATCGAGTTTAAAGAAAAGTATCTTAAGAATATCCAGTTTGATACGGCTACTAACAAGCAACTATTGGTTAAAAACTCTCTTGATCTTTATCGTTCTAAAGGTACTGAGCGTTCAATCGATTTGTTCTTTAAGTTAGTATATGGTACATTTGCCGAAGTTAGTTATCCTGCAGATAAAATTCTTCGAGTTTCAGATGGCATATGGGAAAGACCAGAATATCTGGAAGTAACGCACAACCGTTATAATATCGAGTATGTTGGCAAACAGATCATCGGTGGTTTGTCAGGTGCCAAGGCCTTCGTTGAAAAGTTTATTCGCCGTCGCACAGCTGCTGGTTATGTAGATATTTTGTACATCAGTAATCTTCAAGGTGCATTTACAAACGGCGAACTTATTGGTCTAAATGTCAATAATGTACCATCATTTGACAGATCCAAGAGAGCACAACTTCTTGGATCTATTAGACGTGTTATCCTTCAAGATCGT